CATATATATGCAGATTCAGATGATACATGGGGAACCCCTATTACTGGTTTTGGTGACAATACTGCTGGAACTAGGAAAGATGTATTTTATTCTGTAGATGGAGCTTTGAGAGTGTGTGATTCTGAATTTGGTAATACAAATACAAGCAAATGGTATGGATATATAGATAAAGTATTTATGGCTTCTTTATCTGGAAATGAAGTAACTGTAGACCAATGGACAAGTGAATCTCAATATATTTCAATGCCTACGGCTAATTCAGCTTTTGACCAATCTATTGCAGCTTCAGTTGTAACAGCTGGTGATGCTGAACCAAGAACATCTGGAGAAGTAGATGCTGCTGATACCAACTCAGGGGTGACAAGCACTGGAGGGACTCAAGCTTATTTTGAATCTGATGCTGTTTGGGCTGCAGCTGGTGTTGCAAATATATATAAGTTAACTGTTGAGGTTAAAATTATTTATACAGATGTTAATGATGCGGCTTGGGCTTATACATTAACTGGGGGTGATGCTACAAATTCTACTACATACGCTGGAAGTTCTGACACAAATTATAAAACTACAGTTTCGGTTGGTATGGGAGATGCTGAAGGTGGAGCAACTGTTATAGAAGAACATGTTTTTACTTTTGCAGACCCTCCTACTAATACTCCTTTAACATCAGGAGGAACTACAGCTGGAGTAAGAGTTGACCTTTCAAGCACTGTTCTTGGGGGTGAAGTGTCTTCAATAAGTATTGATACTGTGACTGTTCAAGAAGGTACTATTAGTGGTTCTGCGCATACTGGCGCAAGCGGAAGCGCTTTGGGGTCATCAGATATTTTTGGTGAATTTAATTTTTCAGCTCCTGCTACTGGGACTGCAATAGGATGGGATAGAAAATGGGAACATGGATTTAGTCTTATATATGATGGTAAGCAAGAATCTTTAATTAGAAGGGTAAAAGATGTCACTACTACATCAACTGATACTGATGGCTCTACATTAAATTATACATTTGAGCAAGATAATACATCTCAACCGACATATTGCCCTAATACTAGAATTAGTGTTAACTATAGTTCTTCGTGGGGCCCTAGAATAACAGGAGCTGTTTGGTATATTAGAGATTCATCTGGAGATGTTCCATCTAAGTGGTGGGGTCAGGTAGAATATGATTTTGTAGCTGGAGAATCTAAAGTTTTATCAACTGGTAAAAAGTTTAATGCAACATATAATTCAGCTACTAGTGAAATTAATTTTGATGTAGACCAAGAATATTTATTACAGCCTAATCAGGTTGATACGTATCGTAGCAGAACTGGAATTTCAGAAGATACTGAATCTTTGACATCAAGATTTAGCTCAGCTGTTCAAGTAGGGAGGAGAGTTTATATAGGGAATGTTCAAATTATTAATGATGATGGAACGAAAGAAGTCAAAGCTGATGCTATGATAAAAAGTCCTGTGAATAGATTTGATACTTTTCCTTCATCTAGTATTGTAGAAGCTGCTATAAATGATGGTGAATCTATTATAGCTCTTGAAGAATTTGCAGATAGAATTTTACAGTTTAAAGAACAAACTTTATATATAATAAATGTATCTCAAGATATAGAATTTTTAGAAGATGTACATAAGTATAAAGGAGTATCACAACCATCGGCAGTTTGTAAAACTGATTATGGAATTGCATGGGTTAATAAATTTGGATGTTATCTATATGATGGTAAACAAGTTATTAATCTTCTTGAAAAAGGAGGAAGACAAATAATAAGAGACCATGGCTCGTCTGGTCGTTTTTCTTGGGAAACATTTTCTACATATAACCCTATGATTGGATATTTGCCACATAAAAGACAATTACTTGTTGTAGATGATAATACAGTAGCTGGTTCTGGTAATATCATGTTATATGATATGGTTACTCAATCTTGGGTTAGAGGCAATAGTTCTATAACAAGTAATGTATTAACAAATTTTGTAAATGATTGGGATGGTAATTTAGTATGGGCTCATACCAGTGGGTCGGCTACAATGAGAATGTGGGATGATGATAGTGCTGGACAAAGCAACTTCGCTATTTATACTAAAGATATAGATTTTGGAGAACCTGGAAGAAATAAAAAATTATATAAAGTTTTAGTTACATATGATACAGGAAATGCGACTTCTAATGTGCACGCAAAATATATTGCTGATGGTTTAAGTGGGGCTGTTGATTTTGCTGCTGATAGCAATGCTAATTTTACAACACCCCCTGAGTTGGATTCCGCTAATGGATGGGAAATAGCTGAATTGAAACCGGGCACATCATCAGAAGCAAATAATAAAAAATCATTTAAATTAATATTCATAACGGATGGGACAGTACCATCTGGATTTAAAATTAATGATATTTCATATATTTATAGAATGAAGAATATAAAATAATATGGCTATGACACGACAAGAGAGAATTAACTCTCAGAAGAAACAATATAGAATTGATAGTGTTAAACAAGCATTTAAAGATGATATATCTATACCATCTAAATCAATATCTTTATTGAAAGATAGCACTACAGGGACTATTAGTAATGAACTAGATGATACAACTGCAAATCAAAAAGATGATGTCGCTTCTTTAGCTAATAAGGTAAATGAAATATTATTAGCTCTTAAAAGCGTAGGAATTGTTAAATAATAATGTTACATAAGAACATAGATTGTTAGTAAATTAGGGGTAAAATGGCAAACAGCAAATCAATATATGATGTTTACTTTGAGGCCGGAGAGTCTGCTGGAGAGTATGAATCTTCAAAATCTGCTATTGGTGGTGTATGGGATTGGATTGGACAAAGTAGAGAAGACTTAGCTTTTGAACAACAAAAGATTTCAGAGACTATAGACACACTAACCGCAGCTACTGAGCTTGGGGCTCAATATTTTGGAGGAAAACAAGCCCAAAAAGAATTTGAATCATCAGATTTACCTGCAGTGCAAAAAGAGATTGCAAAGCAACAATATGAAAAACAAATGGGTGAAGGAGCTCCGTCTTGGGATGAATTAGATAAGAATGAACAAGCAGATATTATAGCAAGTTATACTCCTACTGAAGTTGGAGCTGGTGGCAAGTTATGGGATACTTATAGTAAGTTAGAAAAACTATTTGAAAAGCCTTTATATAGATTTGGAGGTCAAGAAGAAGGGTTTGTTTTTAATAAGTCAGATGTGATGGGGATTAGTCAGTTTTCTAAATATGGAATGACTCCTAAGTTGGATGTATTTAAAACAAGTTTGTATGGAGAAGCAACACATCAAAAAATTCCATCCTCAACACTATATAGTTCAGATGCTATATATACTTCTAAACCATTAGAAACTTCAATTGAAGAAATGGGTCAAATGAGCGGAGAAATTTATAATGAGCCTCCACCTGTGAATACTGTAACAAAACAGGCTGTAACAAAATTGCCTGAGAGTCAAGAAGTCGAAGTAAATAAAGAATCTGAAGTTGGCCCATATAAAGGTGGTTATAAGTATTCAAATCAATTTCCAAGAATAAAAACTGGTGAAGAACTTTTAAGCCAGTTTCCATATAAAATATTTAAATAGTAAATAAATGGCATATAAACAAACAATAGCAAATAATCATCTTTCAAAGTTAGCTGCGAAAGGTAGATATGGTGATACAGAAATAGCTCGTACATCAGAAGGTGAATTATGGCATGTAAATCCAGAAGAAAAATCTTTAATGAATATGTATGGTATGGAAGGTGAGAGAATGGTAGATGCTATTGGTTCTGGCACGATAAATCCACAAACTGGGTTAAAAGAACAAAATCCAATGCTTATAATTGCTGGTATAGGAGCTGCTATTGGAGCTGCAGGTGGATATAAATCAGGTAGAGCCAGTGAGTTGCAATCTGAAGCTGAAAGAGACCAAGCTGATATAGGATTAAAATCTATTGAAGAAGCAATACAAAGACTTGAAGAATCTACTACAAAAGGAAGAGCTGCTGTCATGGCTGATTTTGGACAGGCTGTAGAAACTGAATCTTATAAGACTGGAGTTCAACAAGAGGATTTATTTCAAGGGACTGCAAAAGCATTACAACAATCTGGGATGGCGACTGCAGGGTCTGTTGAACAACAATCATCTCTTGCTTGGAATAGATTAAGAGATAGATGGACTATGAAAGGTGAAAGTTTATTAGGCGACTTAGGAAAGAGGATGGGAGAAATAGAAGGTAAATATGAAGCTGAAATGGGAAGGCTGGAAACAGAAAAAGCAAAATTTGAAGCGACAAGAAGAGCTGCTGAAAAGAGAAGGAAGTCTTGGTATTTAGGTAAGAATATTGGCAAAGCTGGGAGATGGTTAACAGGTGGATAAAAATTATATAAAGATGGACTTTAATTATGGCTAATGGAAATGTACTAAGGTCAATCACCGAAATATTAAGAAGTGGTGAACGTAGAGAGCAAAGTAAAGTTGATACTGCGCTTGCTATGATGCAGTTAGCAGCTTCACAAGAACAATCTGCAAGAAAATCTATGCTTCAAGAACAACAGTTTGCTCAAACTAAAAGGATGCAAGAGATTGCATTAACTCAGGCTAATTTAAAAACATCTTTAAGTTTATTAGAAACTGAAAAGCCAAAGATTGCTAGTTCTTTTATGCAGTCAACAGGCATAGGTGGATATTATCAAGAGATAGAAGAAGGTGAAATGGCTGAAGATGCAATAACTGATATGGCAAAAGCTCTTAGAAAACAAATGGGCAAAGGATATGATGAACAAGCAAATCAAATAGCTGGTGCAGTCTTCAATTATTATAATGCTAAAGATGCTGATTCTATGGTTAATATGGCAAGTAATCTATATGATGCTTCTATGGCTATTAATGAAGGAACAGCTACTAATAAACAAATGAAAATGTTTGAGGCATTTACAAGATTAGGAGCAACTGCAGAATTGTCAGGAATAGCTCAATTAGCTAAGAAAGCAAAAATATCTGAAGCTAATATTAGTAAAGAATATTCTGAGTTCTTACAAGGAGATTATGAAATACAAAGTCCTATAGGTATTTATGCAGATATTCCAGAAACTGTAATGGATATTCAACCCGCTCCTCCACCTCCTTTGTCTCCAACTAATGTGTCTGTTGCAGAAATAAGGGATGCTTTAGATAAAGCTAGACTTAAATATGAATCTTTAGAAAAGAAAACAAACGCTGGAGTCGCAACTGAAGATGAAATGGAAGAATATCTAGCATTGCCTGGTGTTATTAAGCAATTAAGATTAGATTTGTATGATTCTACTGGTGAATTTCAAGAGGATATGGATGACAAAATTGATGATACGGAAGAAAAAGTAGATGCTTATAGACAAGCTGGTCTTTCTGGTATGCCTGAATTTGTAAAACTAAAAAGACTTCTTACAGAACAAAAAATACAACGTAACCAAGCTGTCTTAGGTATGAGACAAGAAAGAGAGCAAGAAAGGATTGACGAAGAATTAGAAAGAACTTCTGAATTAACTGGTGTACCTGTTGAAGATATTAAAAGGTATCAAAGAATTAGAAGAGGAGAGGAATTTGACATATCATTTGAAGATGAATTTAAAGTAGGTGATGTAACTATTAGTTCTCAAGCGGGTGGTCGTAGAGGTCAGGGTGGACTCACCGGCAGGATGAGATAATGCCTCAAAGCAATTTCGATAAGTATTATAATAAATATAGACAACAAGCTCGTGAATCACTAGGAATAAGCGACACCGCAGCTACAACTGCTATATCTCCTATAGCAGCTCCTCCTCAACAACAAAGAAACATATGGGATGTAATGGGTGCTGATGAGTACCCAGAATGGTATCAACCATCAGTAGAGGATTCTCCAGAAGCTGGTTTAATGAACGCTGTTGGTGTTGGACTATGGAGTTTTGTTGATACTGCATTGTTTGGAGTACCTGGTTCTCTTGTAGAGGAAGAAAAGTTTTTAGATTATGAAGACCCTGTTGCTAAATGGACTGGAGCTATTGGTGGATTCGCAGGATTTGTTGGAGGTGCTCCATTAAAAGTTGGTGCTAAAGTTCTACATAAAGGATTTGGTGTGCTGGCAAGAAAACAATTAAAAGAAGCTGGTAAAGAAAGTGTAGAACAAGTAGTAAAGGGGATGAAAGAAAGAGGTCTTGAAGGAGGACTTTCTAGAGGAGCAGTAAAAGAAGTTACTAAAGGATATAGAACTCTTGCTAGACAAGCATCTGTAGACCCTAAACTTCAAGGAGCGGAATTTAATAGAATTGCAAGAGAATATTTAGAAGAATATTTAGAGCGTAATAAAAAAGATTTAAGCATTGAGCAAGCCCAAGCTGTAAGAGATATGTTTGCAAATAATGTATTCAAAAGACCTCTGCAAGATTTTAAAGGACTAATGAAGATAAGAGGATTGGCTGAAACTAATCCAAGGTTAGCAAAAGTAATAGGCCACAGTATAGATGATGCTATAATATTTGGTTCAATTGATACAATATTTGAAGGTGTATCAATGGTAGAAGATAGGAATTTTGATTGGACTGCTCCATTGTGGGGAGTTGGAACTGGTACATTGTTTGGACAGCTTAGTTGGTTGAAACCTAGAGGTAAAGCAGCTGCATTTAAACCAGATTTTATGGCAGGATTAAAAGCTACTTTCTCAAGAAAAGGCGCATTTGATGATTTAACAAGAGAACAATTAATTAAAAGGTCTTCATTGTTAGGAGGATTAGCTAAAGCAAATGGCCAATCTTCTATAATCAATCATACATTTAAAGGGAAGACAAGTAAGGTAAACCTTAGTTCTGAAAGTATATTTGATGATATAGAAAAGGTTTGGGGTAAAGATGCTAATAGAGCTATGGTTAGAATATTAGAACAAAGGCGAGGTCAATTTGGTCGTGATATGATGAAGTGGGCATCTAAGCAAGAGCTTGCTAATATAGGAGCTAACTGGAGAAGGATGATGTTAGGTGGAATATTCTTTAATGCTCATACATTTTATGATACATATGCTCATGATTTAGAACCAGATGTTAATGATGTATTACCAAGTTTCTTGATTGGAGCCTATGTACAAAGACGTTCTAATCCTGCCAAATGGGACTTAAATCATAAACAAATGAATCAGTTAAGACAGAATCTTACAGTTCTTGGTATGAGCCCTGAAAGATTTTCTGCAATTCCCACTTGGGAGTTTAGGCAAAGTAGGTTTGATAATCCATTTTTAGATGCTAAGTTTGCTGAAGTTAGGCAGAAGTTAGAAGAATTAGAAATTATTACTGATTCAAATGAAGTAGCATCTGTTGAATTAACACCTGATGTAGTAAGCGCAGCTACAGCAGAAGGTTCTAATCAAGTTTTTAATAGAATGTATCCATTTATTAAAGGATTAAAGACATGGACAAAGCCATTAGATAATATATCTAAAGAAGATGCAAAAATAATTGGAGATTTAATATTAAAAGCAGATAAAAGGTTCGATACTACTCAAGGAAGTCAAGAAGCATTAGAAAGAACATTTCTTAAAACTCAAAAGAATTTTGAAGAATCATTTAAACATCTTATTGAAACAATAGAAGACCCTCAGAATATACTTGGCATCTCAGTTGAATCTGTAAAAGATGGTACTAGAATATTAAGAATACCTGAGAAGATTACAATAGGGGAAGAAATAAAACAAAAAGCAATAGATGGTGAATTAACATGGTTAGTAAATGCAAAGGGAGAAGTTTTAAAAGGTGAAGAAGCATTAGATTTATTATATGAAAAGACAGATAGTTTTAACTCAGCTTTAAAAACAGTTGATTTATTAAATTATGCTGAAGTAAATCCAGTTACTCCTAAGAAAGATATATCATCAGAATCATTATTAAAGCAAATATATGAAAGAGTTTCTTCTTTTGAACGTAACGTAGAAAAACAATTTCCAGACAATAACCCTATGGCTGAACCATTTAGCATAGCAGATTCTTTTAGAGATTATATAGGTTTTCTTCAGCGTAATCATGGTATAAGATTTAGTCAAGAAGCTACATCGGTATTTAAAAGAGACTATGCAGACAGAGATAGACTTATAGGTTTACTTGTTGATGCTGGCATTTTACATAGTCCCGGCAATATAAGTGAAGCTCTTGTAGTTGATGCTATTACATCTAGGGATGGAAGACCTAAAGTAAAAGTTACAGGAGATGATTCAGAAATAATTGCTAAAGATATAAGGTTTTTAAGTAGAGTATTAACATTACAATCTGCAGTTGGTGGATATAGGGGATTTGAAATAGACCCAAATAATCCTATAGAAGTATCACATGGTAAAGTAGAAGCTCTAAGAAATTATTTTAATAATATGAAAATTAATATTGATTCTATGCAACCTTGGCTACAGTCTCAATTAGTTAATTATGCTTTTCAAGAAAGAATTAAAGGTACGGATTTAAAACTAGACCAAGTAGATGCATTGTTTAATTTGTCTGGTACTGGAGCAGTTAAGTTTGAAGCAGCTGCTGAAGGTAAGGCTGCGGGATTTAGAGTTAAGTTAATAGATGAAGCAAGGATACAAGGGCATCCAGAATCAATAGTCATAGATATGGCAAGTGACTATAATAAGATAATGAGAAGGATTATTGATGATAGTAAAGGTCTTGTTATAGAAGATGTAGATAGAATAACTGTAATTGACAGAACATATATGGAAGCCTTAGATAGAGGAATTCAAATTCAAGGCGAATCTTCAATGGCAGCTAAGGAAACACTTGCTCAATTTATGTCATTATTATCTGCTCAGAAAAAAGGATATGCATCTTTTAGACAACATTTAAAGGATTTCTTGAACTCAAGGCCGGGTAATGAGCTTAATGCTTTACAATGGCTAGGAGAAGCTGGTGTAATTAAGCCTAAAGAGAATCAAAGAGATTATGATGTTGATATAGAAAAGTTTACTGACTTATTAAAAATGCAGATGGAACAGAAAATGTCTACCTTTGGGTATACTCCAGAATATGCTAAAGAAAGATATGAGATTCTTGAGCAAAAGGCTAGAGATAATTATATTGAGGACTCTACTGAAAGAGGACAAGTTAAACATATTGATTTAAATACTTTTTATGAAAGGTATAGAATTGATGGTAAGGATGTAACGAATCTTGATTCATTGACTAAATATTCAAATTTTGCCAGTTTAGTTTATTTGCCGGGGACTGGTTTAAAGACTAAAGTGCTTGATAGAAATGTAGTCCGAAAAGTATTAGATAGAATTCATGTAAAAGTAGATAACGATTGGAAAAGATATAGAAGCTTAAGTGATTCAGAACAAAGAGCAAGGCTTCCTCAAATAAGAGAAGATTTAATTAACCTTCTTGGTTCTCAAAGAGCTCAAATAAAAGTTAATGTTTTAAGTTATAGAAATGGTGATTATCAAAAGGCAGAAGAAGTAATACAGTTAACAAGATTACATGAATATTTAACTAATGGGTTAAAAATACCTTATATGATAGTTGATGGAAGAATGAATATAACTGAAATGTCTGCTAATGGAAAGTATTATGTAGATAAACAGATAAATATATTTGATGATGGAACTGCGATAAGTCCTAATTTAAAGAACCAAATAAGAAAAAATAAAAATGAATTTATAGCTACTATATCACAAGAGACTTCTATATTTAAACCTGAAGATGGGATTTGGAATTTACAAGGTAAAGATGGGGAGTTAGGATTAAGGCTAATGAATCTTGCTCCTGGTGCAGACCCTATAGTTGTTGCATCTAAAGATTTACCTAGACTTAAAGAACCTTGGAAAGAATTTATAACTGAATATAAGAATAAAGAAGGTATAGACCCTAAAGCCACTAAACAGTTAGAAGAATTAGAAAGAAAGATTGATAATAATGAGGTAATGACTCCAGCTGAGTATGAACAGATGATGACTTGGTTAGTTGCCAAACAAATGCTTACTGGTTCTGATGGTGATAGATTGTTTATGAATGTTGTTAATGGAGTAGATGCTCAGAAAACATTATCAAGGATAAAATTATTTAATACTAAAAAATATGTAAGATACAATAAATCGTTTATACAAGATGTTGTTGATGCCTATTTGTTTGGGGTAGACCCGACTGGTATTTCTACAAGACCAGAAGACGTAGAGACTGCTAGGGTTTTAAGAAAGATTGCAAGAAATGATGGGTTTGGAGTTGCTATTTGGAATGATGCTGAGTACGCTAAGATAAAAGATGAAGTAAAAATTCTTGTAGATAAGGAGAAAATTAATTGGGATGGGCAAATTGTTATTGGAAGAGCTCATGAAGATGTATCTGCGTTTGATAGTATTGCATTTATATCAAGAGATATGATGAGAGCATCTCACGCTTTAATGGGGCATAATCCATCTTCTTTTAATCCAATTAAGCCAGTTATATCATCTGGTGGCCTTGAATCCCCATTGTTATTAGGTAAAACATTATTTGTATATAGTGAATCATTAGATGGATTCTTTAAAGGAAATAAAGCAGTTGATATATTAATTACTAAAACTGGAGCAAAAGTTCATAATCGTGTTGGTGAACCAGGGATGGAAGATGCTAGTTTAATTAATACTGGTTGGGAAAATTTAAATAACCAAAGACTTACATTTGAAAAGATTAGAAAAATATCAATAGAATCAGTTGGGTTAATGCCTAATAAAGATGGGGAATTTGTGTTAGCAAAGAAGTCTCAGGCTGATGCTAATTTTATGACTAATGCTGAATCTAAACTTATGTTTGATAGAGAGTTCGCAGGTATGCTTGAATCTAATATTGAAAAGATGACTGAAGTAATGCAAGACCCAATTACTTTAAATAAATGGATATTAAGAACTCTTGGAGATGATGCTTTAGTATCTGATTTACAAGCTGGGGAAGGAATGAAGACAGTAAGCAACATGGCTATTTATTCAGCTTTATCTCCAGATGCTAATCCTATGAGTTATAGCGATAGAATGGTAAAGAATAAATTATATAATATATATATTGATAATGTTATAAACGGGATGAAGTCTGCTACTAATCAATATAACGCAGAAGATTCACATAGATATGGAGGACAATCTCCTATTATTCAGATACCAGAGTTAGGTAAAAGACTTAGACCTACACTTGTTGACAGAGATGGAAAAGTACAAATGCAAGGTGAAGCTATGCTACCATCTTATGCAGCCGATTTAAGTATTCGTGAATTAAGTGAGCAAGGATACGAGTTAAGATTGGTTAGAAAGGGTGAATCTTTAAAGCCTGAAGAAATCATGGGTAAAGAAGCTTGGGAAGAATCATTAAGAAGTAATGTTAAGTTGGGTACTTTACAAGAATCTTTTGAATGGATGAAATCTCAAGGAGAATATCCAGATGATGTTAGTATCGGTGTAATGATTAGAAGGAATCCAAGAACAAGGCCTAATGATTTTGGATTATACGCATTAAAAGGTTTCCTAGAAAAAACATATGGTAATGCGGTAGTAGTTAATTCTATGGATGTTGCTAATGTAGCAGAAGGAGATTATGATTTTGATAAAGCAGATTTCTTTTTTGCTCATAGACCTTATATGTGGGAACATGTTCAAAGAGCGTCTAAGTTTTTTGTACAAGGAATTAACCCAGATATGTATAAAGACCCTATATCATATAATTTAGGTATGGACGCTACTACTGCAGCTAGAGCCAAGAATGAAATGATGGCTAATGATAATATTTATAAGAAAAGTATTGGACTTGTTCAGAAGGTTCCTAGAATGTTAGGATATGGAGACAAATTAGGAGTAGATGCAAAAGGTGATGCTCTTGTAGAGAGATTTAATCAAGAGAGACCTAATGTAAGATTTACAGAAGATGCTAAGATTTTAATAGGTGGCAATGAAGGCCAAAACTTTATGATACTTATGGATTATCAAAATAAAGACTATTTTCAAAGAGCTGCATTAGAGACTCAGTTAATATTAGATGCAACTGGTAGACTTAATCCAGATATTGCACGTGATATTTATAGTTGGAGGCAAGATTTTATATTTCCTCGTGTAGAAAATTCTGTTGTCCCTAATGAAATAAAAGGAAGAAATCAAGCGGGTTTTGTAAACGATTTGCGGTCAAAAGGAAATTCTGATGGTAATAGGGTAAGGATATTTAGAAAGATTGTTAGAACTCCAGAAGGTTTTAATGAAGTAGATTTAACTCAATTAGATAGAGCAATTCTAAATCAATTGTTATCTGAGTACAGTAAACTTTTAAATGTTACTAATGATTCTGTTTATGAAAATACTGGAGAACAAAGAAAATCTGAATACACTGATGTAATATCAGGCTCTGAATCATTCTTTAACTTTAACAAGACAATTAATAAAAGTCTTTATTATAGATTAAGAAATAGATGGGGTAGTAATGAAGGAAAAGAAAAAACACCGTGGAAGCACGATAAAGATTTTAATGAATACTTTGGGGTAGATAGAAAAGGTAAAACTTTTAAAGATGCTCAAGGGCAGGAACAGAGATTTTGGGAATCAGAAAAAGAAATTTTACATCCGGGTGTAAAATTAAATGCTTTAGAATTTGCCAGAGGTGAAAGAGGAGCCCCAGTAGATAGAATATTGTGGCAATTTTATAACGCTGACCCATTTCGAGCAACAACCACTAGGACAGTCGGGACTAGGACTGCTGAATTAATTGACCAATGGTACAATGAATTACTTGGTGGTGGAGAAGCTATGTCAGCAATAGAAGCTGGAGTATCAGTAGATAAACTTGAAACTGCAGCTGATAGATTGACTAGAGGAGTTAAAAAAGGATTACAAGATTATAATCGTAAAGCACAGTTGGTTGCTAATTTAAAGAAAAAGATAGGTACTATTTATAATAGTAAATTAAGATGGGATGCTAAACAAAAATCAGTTGAGAAGGTTGATAATCTAATTAAAAGATTAGAAAAAGAAATGGGATATGATTTCTTACCTAAAGAATATTTAAAATCTAGAAAAGGAAAAGATTTAGATAAAATAGAATTAGTATTTGCTGATGATAAGAATGTGATTGATGGTACCGTTTATTATGCAACATTAGAAAATGTTAAGAATATGTTGCCGGGGGGATGGTCGCTAAGCCCAACTGCTAAAAAAGATTTAAATTTTATTCGGAAAATAAGAAGATTATTCTATGGAAATCGTACTGGATTAAAAGAGTTTATGAAGTTTGGAGGTAAGACATTACTAACAAATCAAGAAATAGATTTAATTAATAAATTCCCAGACCTTAATACTTTTTATCAATTAGAAACTAAGTTGCTGGTGGAAGGATATGAAAGACATGGGCCTACATTCCTTTATTCATTTATGCAACCTGCGCAGAACAAGAAAGCGGTTGGTGTATTCAACAATAGACCTGTTAGTGTACCTTACCAAGCAACTGAAACCTTTGACCCATCTTCTAAGTATAGAAGAGGCATTAGATTACTTACCGAGATTGCATCTGGAACACAAAAAACTGTTGAGGATGTTGCCCAAAACCAACAGCTAGCAAAAAGTTCATTACAGCAAATACAGTTTATTGAATCTACTTTTTCAAGATTCTTTAATAAAAGAGTAGACCAAAGATGGTTAGTTGGTGAAGAAGTGGGAGACTTTTTAGATGTAGGTGCAATAGGTAAATCGGGTAAAATGGTAATGTATAATCATTTAAGACTTCCAGATTTTAATCAAGACTTTAAAAGATTGTTTAGTGACTTTAGGTCAGTACAATGGCAAAGAGATTCTAATAGAATGTCAAGTGGATTTGGATTAATGAATGACCACTTAATAGATTTTTATAGGAATGTAATGAGACTAGCTGGTAAAGAAGGTCAGTTTGATTCTTATCTAGAGAAGATGAGTGTAATGGATGCTGAGATGATGGGTAATAATATAATAGACCCAATGAAATACTTATCATTAAGACAAAATATTGATGCTGAAGTAAGACAAATTGCTGGTGATATATTTATAGGAGGAAGATTAAAGAAAGAGATAGCAAAAGGTAATCCAATTGCTGAGAGTATAGTAAATAGTCCTGTGTATACTTTAATGGGTGGTAGTAAATATTATGAAAGAGGTGTATCTTTAGAGAGAACTCCTCAACTTCAAGTTGAAAAGCTAAGAGAATTAAAAGATATGCATGAATCACTACGAGAAATCAAGAATAATTTGAATCCAAATGTATCTGATTTTAAGAAAGATTTTAAAAAATTAAAAATAGATTGTAATCTGGGAGGTTAGTCTTGGCTAATAACTGTGGTCTTTTAACAAAAAATTTCGAATCTTTATATTCTGGTATTGAGCTTTGGGCTGAATCTGAAAGAACAAAGAAAATATTTAATGACCCTTACGAAGCTGCTGCAAAGCTTGTTAAAACTAATTTCAATATGGAATTAAAACATTTAAGATATGTTTCTGACTTAACGGAAGGTCAAGTTAAATCTTATTTAGCAAGGTTAACTGAGCTAACTACTAAGGTTAAAGGAGAAGACCTTGATAATAGCTTTGCTAAGTTTATGTATCAAAGTTCTCATTATGGGGCAAAAGACCCTGTAGTTGGCAATCTATTAAATGATATGCAATCTTCACAATTTAAATTTCATGCTAACGAAGTACAAGATAGAACATTAATTAAAGGTATAAATTCTGATTTAAGAGCGGAGGCTTTAGATAGAGAATTCCAAAAATCTAGTATGTCAAGAGCTGAAAAAAAATCGTATAGATTAGATGAGCAATGGATACAAGCCATGGCTGATTATAAAACTGCTGAAAAGAATAATGATATGGCAGGTAGACAAGCAGCTAATGAAAAGATGTTGGATATAAAAAGACAAATTGATACTCTTACTCAGAAAAGTCATTTACAAGTATATGATGATATGATTACTATGATAGAAATAGGAATGAGAGACGGTCTTAAACAAAAATTTGAACAATTAAAAAAAGAGGCTTATACAACTACTAAAGAAGGCAAGCAAAAAGTACTGAATAAAAAGAAAGCAAAATTATTAGGTGATATAGTTAAAGGGGATGCTACATTAAAATTAAATAGTGATGATATTGGTATGTATATTAGGATGCCAGATGGTTCTCGATTAACTAATAATATGAGAAGTGCTATAACATCATATGTTGAGCTTATGGATAGAATGTACTATACACTTAGAAATGGCGTTAATAAAAGAATTGATTCAGTTATTGATAGGATGAAATATTTAGGTAAGTTAGACCCAAATGATGAAGCTGCTTTAAATGATATAAAAACTAAAATGAGA